AAAAACTAGCGTCTAGTTCTCTGGGGGCTTAACGGCCCCCGGAGTTTTACTAAGAGGTTATTATGCTAGTAGGAACTCCAAACAAACCTTTTCGACTTAAGGCCCGAGACAAGCAGGTTGGTAAACCGCCCCGTGGCGACCAAGAAAAGTATGCTGCTGGTTGGGACCGAATCTTTGGAGACAAAAAAGATGATGTACGGAAATAAAAAGAAAAAAATGGGTATGATGTGTGGTGGTGCAGCACATCGTAAAAAGAAAGCTATGGGCGGCATGATGAAAGGCTCTCAGCCTTCTTACAGCGAAGTTATGCCTAAGTGCATGCCTAACTAAAATGATCTATAAATCTAAAGACATTTTTGAATGCGAGCGCATGAAGCAGATTCCTGATAGCTCTACGCGCCAACAGCCCGTCCAAAAAGCTAACTAGAGAAAACTATGGCTGCTACCTATCTGGAACTGACAAACGAATTGATCCGAGAGTTAAATGAGGTTTCCTTAACTTCAGCAACTTTTGCGGGGGCCATTGGCATTCAGCAACATATCAAAGACTGCGTTAATCGCGCATATCTTGATATTGTTAACGAAGAGCCTCAATGGCCTTTTTTGGCTGTTGCAGATAGCGGCGATACCGATCCTTTCTACGGTAATGTTTATGTAGAAACTACGGCTGGTACCCGTTGGTACGAATTGAAGCCTAGTTCTGCTAGCCTTGTAGATGACTACGGCTATGTAGACTGGGACAATTTCTATATTACTACCATCGGTGTAAGTGGGGCATCAGAACCCTACACCAGCCGTAATCTGCGCTATATTACCATCGAAGAGTTTAAAGACTTCCATCGCGCAGAAGAAAATAATGACGATGCAACTTCTCAGAATTGGGGTGAGCCTCGTCGAGTGTTTAAGAGTCCTGACAACCGCAAGTTTGGTTTGAGTCCTATTCCTGATGATACCTATAGAGTTTGGTTTTATGCTTATAACCTTCCGACAGAACTAAGTCTTTATTCTGATCAGATTGTTATTCCTAATATTTATAAGCCTGTGTTGCTTGCACGGGCCCGTTACTATATTCATCAGTTTAAAGAGAACTCCCAAGCAGCGGCTTTTGCCCTACAAGACTATCAGCGTGGTCTGCGCCTCATGAAATCTAATCTCATGGAGCCTGCACCTGACTACATGAAAGATGACCGAGTAAGGTTCGTTTAATGTCACAACCTTTTGGTATTTCATGCAAGGGTGGCCTCAACACCAATCTCAATGAACTTGAGATGTTGTCGCAGCCTGGGGCAGCTACAAGGCTTAGAAACTTTGAAGTTGACCCGGACGGTGGCTATCGGCGCATCAACGGCTTTACGCTCTATGGTGGAGATAGCGCTACTCGTCCTGAAAGTGATACGGCGATTCTTGGAATTTTTCCGTATGCTTTGGGCATTGTTGTCTGTGCAGGCACCAGTGTTTATTATACCGAAGATGGCATTACTTGGATTCAAGTAAATAAAAACACTGGGCATGTAGGCGTAACGCAAGCAGTTCTTGCAGGCACTGCAGAGCTTGATCGGCCTAACCAGGGCCAAGCTCAATTTGTATTGATGAAGGCTCCTACGGGCCACACTGATAACGAATACGGCGCATTAAGCATTGCAACTGCTGGTGGCGATAAGCTTGCTCATTTCCATATTGATGGGACAGGGGCAAGCCGCCTATTTATCTACGAAGAAATTTCAACGCCTGCAGCCGCCACCTATATTGAAGAGCATGATAAACATCTTTGTGTCGTTGATATTGTTAATGCTCCTAGCACTGTTTATTATTCTAAAACTAATGATGATCGTGATTTCACAGGAGTGGGTTCGGGCGCAGTAACTATTTCTGACCGGATTGTTGGTATTAAGTCCTTCCGTGATTCTTTGTATATTTTTTGTGAAAATACTATTCATCGTCTAGTTAATATTAACGACTCTGGAAGTGTTGCAGTTGTTCAAGTTACTAACAACGTAGGTTGCCTGTCCGGTTACTCCATTCAAGAAATTGGTGGTGACTTGGTGTTTCTTAGCCCTGACGGTATTCGTACTGTTGCTGGTACGGCCCGAATCGGCGACGTTGAGTTGGGATCAGTATCCCGACAAATTCAAAGTATCATTGGAGACATTGCAGCCTCCATAAACACTTTCACTATTACTAGTTGTGTGTTGCGTTCTAAGTCTCAGTATCGTTTGTTTTATACTACGGCTGCCGAGTCTTCGACGACCGCAAAGGGAATTATTGGGACTTTAACGGCTTCAGGGTTTGAGTGGTCTGAGACCCTAGGCATCCAAGCACTTGGCTTAGTCTCCGGTTTTAACATAGATGGCATCGAAAAACTTTATCATGGTGATAAAGACGGTTACGTTTATAATCACAATGTAGGAAATTCTTTTAATCCTGCAGGTACTGCAACCAGCATTGATGCTATTTATCAGACGCCAAACTTTGATTTTGGTGATATTGGAACTCGTAAGACTGTTAAGTATGTTCGTATTTCTTTTAGCCCCGAAGGTGAGATTCAACCTAACCTTCGTATGCGTTTTGATTATGATGATACGAACATTACGCAGCCCCCAGACTATGCACTGACTTCTATTCCGCTTCCTGCTATTTTTGGTGCTGCGCTTTTTGGTGCTGCAACCTTTGGGGCAACTAACGACCCTATGGTCAGGCAGGCGGTAGAAGGCAGCGGAAACACTGTAAGCTTTAGAATTCAAAGTACAGATACGAATGCACCTTACGCAATCAACGGTCTGTATATTGATTACATGCCATCGGGCAGGAGATAAAAAAACATGGCTCAAAATTATACCCGCCAAAGTGCCTTTAGTGATGGCGATACCATTACGGCTACTTTATTTAATGATGAGTATAATCAGCTTGTCAATACGTTTAATTACTCTTCTTCCGATGCTGGGGCTACGGGTCACAGGCACGACGGCTCTTCGGGCCAAGGCGGCAACATCTTCCGCATTGGTGACCTAGACTTCTTCAATAAGATTGAGGCGGATAGCTCTAACAATCGTTGGGGTTTTTATGTAGAGGTTGGTGGCGCCCCCGTCGAGCAACTGCGCATTCAAGATGGTGTTTTTGTTCCTGTAACCGATAACGATATTGATATTGGAAGTCCTTCGGCAGAATTTAAAAACCTTTATCTTGATGGTACCGCAACCATTGACACCCTTGTTGTCGATGAAACGGCAACTATTGCTGGTGCAGTTACGTTTAGTTCTACTTTGACTGTTGCAGGTAATGCAACCTTTAACGGCAATACCACCATTGGTAACGCTGCAACGGATACCGTAACCATTACGGCTGATGTTGCCTCTAATCTTATTCCTAGTGCCGACAGCACTTATACCCTTGGTGATGCCACTAACTATTGGTCTTCGGCTTATGTTGACGCTCTCACAACTACTGGTAACGTGTCTATTGGTGGTGACCTTACTGTTACCGGCAACGCGACCATCTCAGGAAACCTTACGTTTGGTGATGCCGATACCGACACTGTTAGTTTTTCTGCTGATGTTAGCAGTCATATTCTCCCCGATGTAGATGATACTTATGACCTTGGTAGCTCCACTAAAGAATGGCGTGACCTATACATTGATGGCACCGCTAACATTGATAGTCTTGTAGCAGACACTGCAGACATCAACGGCGGTACCATTGATGGAGCAACCATTGCAACCTCTGATGTGACCGTAGGGGCCGGTAAGACCCTAGATGTCTCTGCAGGCACCCTAACTCTTGCAGACAATCAAATCTCTGGAGATAAGGTTGAAGGCGGCACCATTGCGGCTGTTACGATTACTAGCCTTGCCTCTACGACTGTTGATACCACTAACATTGAAGTAACTAACCTCAAAGCTAAGGACGGTACCGCTGCAGGTTCTATTGCAGATACGACGGGTGTTGTAACTATCGCCTCTTCTGTGCTTACGACCACGGACATCAACGGCGGCTCGGTCGATGGCGTCACCCTGGGCACGAACTCTGCGGTCACCGAAGCTCAGATCGACAATATCAACATCAACGGCAACACGATCAGCAGCACTGATACCAACGGCAACGTCACTATTACCCCTGACGGTACGGGTTCGGTTGCGATTACCAAGATTGATGTTGCAGGCGGCGAGATCGACGGCACGGCTATCGGAGCTAACTCGGCTTCTACTGGTGCTTTCACCACCCTCAACGCCACCGGCGGCGGCGCCCTGACCGGCACTTGGACTGACCTCGGCTCCGTAACTACGGTTGACATCAACGGCGGCACCATCGACGGCGTGACCATTGGCGGGTCGAGTGCTGGGGCGGGGAGCTTTACGACG